TTATGTCATCAACGGATCCGACGAAGGGCGTTTCCTGGATACTGTACGGAACCAAGCAAAGAACTTCGCTTCGACCGTCTCACTTACGGGATCTTCTAAACACAAAGTCATCATCATCGATGAGGCTGATAACACAGGAAACGACGTACAACTCTTACTACGGGCGAATATTGAGGCATTTTATAACAACTGTCGATTCATCTTCACCTGTAACTACAAGAACAAGATTATCGAACCTCTTCACTCCCGATGTGCAGTTATCGACTTCACCATCAAAGGAAAGCAAAGAGTTCAACTTGCAGGTAGTTTCTTTCAACGACTTCAGACAATCTTGGATGCGGAAAAGATTGAATATGATCAAAAAGTCGTTGCAGAACTGGTATCAAAACACTTCCCAGACTTCCGACGAGTTCTAAATGAAATTCAGAGATATTCTACGGGAGGGAAAATTGACTCTGGTATTCTTGCTTCTTTCTCTGACGTATCCGTAAATGAACTTGTCAAATCTCTTAAAGATAAAAACTTTTCTGAAGTCCGAAAGTGGGTGGTCTCCAACTTGGATAACGATGCTTCTAGTCTTCTTCGCAGGGTTTATGACTCCGCTTACGATTGCCTTGTTCCCGCATCTATCCCTGCTGCCGTTCTTGTTATTGCTAAGTATCAATACCAATGTGCGTTCGTGGCTGATCAGGAAATTAACCTTTTAGCAGCATTAACTGAAATTATGTGTGATTGTGAATTTCGTTGAGGTAAATTAAAATGAATGTAAAACTAATTCGTATGTGGTCTGGTGAAGATGTAATCACAGACCTGGTTGGGGATCTTACTGATAGTGTTGTTATCCGTAATCCCATTGTTGCAATTCCTGCTGGACAAGGACAAATGGGATTTGCTCCTTGGTCTCCTCTTTTGAAAGGAAAAGATGTGGATCTAGAGGTAACTAAAAAATATATTGTTTATATTGCCGAAGCGCAAGAACAAATTGTTGAACAATATGAAGAAATGTTTTCGGTAATTAAGGCACCAAGTAAAAAACTTATTATGTGATGTATGGGACTACTTAAGATTAACAAAAATTCACTTGTTGAAGAAAAAGTGAAGACTACTCCCGAAAACGTAAAGGAAGCAAATGAAGGTTTGTTTCGTGCTAAAATGACTCTTCCTGCTGCCGCAAAGCATTGTGGTATGACACAGAAAGAAATGAAAATGACCTTCCTTGAGTATTTGAAGTATCATCCTATTGATTATGAATTCCCTGAAAACACCCCTTAGATATCCGGGCGGTAAGTCCCGCGCTTGCGAAAAGATGGGACCATATTTTCCAGATCTCCGCAATTATGATGAATTCCGAGAACCGTTTCTTGGTGGTGGAAGTGTTGCGATTTATATCACCAAGAAATATCCCAACCTAGATATTTGGGTGAATGATCTTTACGAACCACTTGTAAATTTCTGGCAGCAACTCCAGATGTTTGGTACTGACCTTAAAGATAAACTAGTAGATCTTAAGACGACAAACAATACTCCAATCCTGGCAAAAGAACTTTTTCTTAAAGCAAAGGAGCAAGTAAATGACAAAGATTTGCCAAGCATTGATCGTGCTGTGGCTTTCTATGTTGTCAATAAGTGCAGTTTCTCTGGTCTTACAGAGAGTTCATCATTTTCAGCACAGGCATCTACTTCCAACTTTTCAATGCGAGGGATCGAAAAACTGCCTGCGTATTCTGCGTTAATTAAAAAATGGCGTATAACTAATTACTCATACGATTATCTGATGGATGGAAATAAAGGTGCTTTTATGTATCTCGATCCTCCTTATGATATTAAGGATAATCTCTATGGGCACAAGGGATCAATGCACAAAGGATTTGATCACGATAAGTTTGCTACTGATTGTGATGCTAATAATATGGATCAATTAGTAAGTTATAACTCTGATCAACTTGTAAAGGATCGCTTCAAGGACTGGAACGCCGCAGAGTTTGATTTGACTTATACGATGCGTTCCGTTGGTGAATATATGCGAGAACAAAAACAACGTAAAGAATTGCTGCTATTTAATTATGGAATTGAAGGACTGGTTAAACTCAATCAATCAAACAAAACAGAATCTGATTGATGAGGATCCCTCACTTGAAAAGGAATATTCACCTTATGTAATTAATAGGTGCTTTTCGGGAAATATTGATTCAGTATTGTTTGCTAATGAAATGAATCAATATCATTTTTTGCCAAAAAAATTACAATATGACTTTTTTATAAATAGTTTGAGGAAAAAGAAGAGATTTTCTCCCTGGCTCCGACAAGATAAAATCAAAGATCTTGATTATGTCAAACGTTATTATGGATATAGTAATGAAAAGGCAAAACAAGCTTTGAGGATTCTTACTAAAGAACAACTAACATTTATTAAATCGAAATTTGAAACTGGAGGAACAAAATGAGTGTCGTTCAAGAACCTGAAGTGAAGTGGACGCCCGACCAAATGGTGGAAGTGATTCTTAATGAACCTGATGACTTTTTGAAGGTTCGTGAGACTTTGACCCGTATCGGAGTTGCTTCAAGAAAGGAAAAGAAAATCTATCAGTCTTGCCATATTTTGCACAAGCAAGGTAGATATTATCTCGTTCACTTTAAGGAACTGTTTGCTTTAGATGGCAAACACGCTAATCTGACTGTAAACGATGTACAGCGTCGCAATCGCATTGCTCAACTGATTGCTGACTGGGGACTAGTAACAATTGTAGATACTAGTAAAATTTCCGATATCGCTCCATTAAACCAAATTAAAGTTTTATCTTATAAGGATAAGGGAGATTGGATTTTGGAAACAAAATATAATATTGGATCAAAAAAGAAAAGATCTGACGAGGAAACCGAATGATTTTGTAGGGAGTTCAACACTCCCTTTTTTTGTGTTTCTTGTATAATTAATAGTGGATGCCGTAAGGGTCCACAAAATCAAACCTCGCTTTTAAAGGAGATACCATAATGACTAATCTTGCACGTTATACTGCTGCGGATCTTCCTACCATAATGGATAGAATCACGCGCAATTCTATTGGTCTTGATGAGTATTTTGATCGTCTATTTCATATCCACGAAACTACTTCTAATTATCCTCCATACAATCTTGTTCAAGTCAGTAACATAGAATCAAGACTTGAACTTGCGCTTGCAGGATTTAAAAAGAAAGAAGTTTACGTTTATACGCAAGATGGAAAACTTTTTGTTGAGGGACAAAGAGAGGATAAAGAATCCGATACCAACTACATCCATAAGGGATTGGCTCAACGATCTTTCAAGAGAGCGTGGACAATGGCAGACGATACAGAAGTCACAGATGTATCCTTTGAAGACGGACTCCTCTCTGTCATCTTAAAAAAGATTGTTCCCGATCATCATAAGCGTAAAGATTATCTATAAATAAAACTGAATATCGTCGGCGTGAGGAGCACCTGGCAAAATCCAGGTTGACTCCTCCTTTTTTTGTGATAGAATACTTGAAGGTAATGGAGTATTATGACTGTAAAACTTGCACTTTTGAAATCTGGCGAAGATATTATTGCCGATATAAAAGAAGTAGTTACCGAAGATGAAAAACTATCTTCGTATTTATTTACTTACCCATTTATCGTAAAGTTACTTTCCTCTCAAGTTCTTATGGAGGAACGTGATTCCGAGGATAAAAGAGAATTTAGTGTCTCATTTTTTCCTTGGATTCCACTGTCTGCAGATAAAGATATTCTAGTAAGTAAAGATTGGGTTGTTTCTATTGTAGAACCAACGGAAATGGTAAAAAAATCTTATGAGGAGAGAATGAATGGAACCACAAATCCTTCTACTATTGCTGGTTAATGATTTAAAGATAATTTCTGAAATTGAAGATATTGGATCCAATATAGGTGAACCTGATTGTAAACTTATAAATCCATATCTTGTCGAAGGTGAAGTATTAATACCTTGGATGAAAGAATATACAGATGAAAAAGAACTTATGATAAGTTCTGATAAAATTCTTACTTTGGTTGAACCCAAAGAAACTCTTCTTAAAGATTATTTGAAATTTACACAATGAGATTTTATACCAGTGTCTATGAAAAATTTAATAAAATCTTGGTTCGTGGATACGAGAATGGAGAATATTTCCAAAGGGAAGAAGATTTTTTCCCTACATTCTTTGTAAAATCAAAAAAAGAATCAAAATACAAAACTCTTGATGGATTGTATGTAGAACCGATTAGACCTGGAAAAATATCAGAATGTAAGGAGTTTTTAAAAAAATATTCTACAGTTGAAGGATTTAAAGTATATGGTAATGAAAACTTTAAAGCTCAATACATATCAGATAATTATTTTGAAGATGAAATTAAATTTGATATTAAAAAGATTAGGGTTTTCACTATAGACATTGAGGTTTCTGCTGAAAGTGGATTCCCAAATGTTTTTGACTGTGCAGAAGAGATGCTAACAATTACATTGCAGAATTATGCAACAAAGAAAATTGTTTGCTTTGGTAGGTATGATTATGAGAATTCAAGAGATGATGTAACTTATATTAAGTGTGATGATGAAGTTACACTAATAAATAAGTTTCTCAATTTTTGGGAGCAACAAGCACCAGATGTTATCACTGGTTGGAATTGCGAGTTATATGATATTCCATATATAGCAGGACGCATTGAAAGAATCCTTGGAGAAAAGGAAGCACGTCGTCTCTCTCCTTGGAAAAATCTTTATAGGAAAGAGATAGTTATTGCTGGTAGAACTCAGATTTCATATGATATTGCTGGGGTTTCTGTAATTGATTATCTTGATCTTTACAAGAAATTTACTTATAAAGCTCAAGAATCTTATCGTCTTGACCATATTGCCTTTGTAGAATTGGGTCAGAAAAAACTAGATCACTCTGAGTTTGATACCTTCCGCGAGTTTTATACTAAAGACTGGCAAAAGTTTGTCGATTATAACATCAAAGACGTTGAACTTGTTGACCAATTAGAAGACAAGATGAAACTTCTAGAATTGTGTTTTACTATGGCGTATGACGCTAAAGTAAACTTCAATGATGTTTTCTATCAAGTAAGAACTTGGGATGCTATTATTTACAATTATCTGAAGAAAAAGAATATTGTAATTCCTCCAAAAGATAGGTCAGAGAAGAATGAAAAGTATGCAGGTGCTTATGTAAAAGAACCAAAACCTGGAGTTTATGATTGGGTAGTAAGTTTTGACTTGAATAGTCTATATCCACACTTGATTATGCAATTTAATGTGAGTCCAGAGACTTTGCTTGATGAAAAGCACCCATCAGTAACAGTAGATAAAATTCTCAATAGAAGTCTTACATTTGAAATGTATAGAGATTACGCAGTTTGTGCTAATGGTGCAATGTTCCGTAAGGATGTGCGTGGTTTTTTGCCTGAACTGATGGAAAAAATATACAAGGATCGCACCATTTATAAGAAAAAAATGCTTGCTGCAAAGCAAGAATATGAAAAAACTCCAACCAAAGAATTGGAAAAAGAAATTGCCCGCTGTAATAATATTCAGATGGCACGTAAGATTCAACTTAACTCTGCCTATGGTGCTATCGGTAATAACTATTTTAGATACTATAAATTAGAAAATGCTGAAGCAATTACTTTAAGTGGTCAAGTTGCCATTCGTTGGATTGAAAATAAGATGAATAGTCATCTTAATAAGATTTTAAAAACAGAAGGAGTGGATTATGTTATTGCTTCAGATACTGATTCCATTTATCTTAATTTGGGTCCTTTGGTTGAACGTGTATACGAAGGAAGAGAGAAAACTACTGAAGGCGTTGTCACGTTCCTTGATAAGATCTGTAAGGTGGAATTTGAAAAGTATATTGAAGGTTGCTACCAAGAACTGGCGGATTATGTGAATGCATATGATCAGAAGATGCAGATGAAGCGTGAGAATATTGCTGACCGTGGAATCTGGACTGCCAAAAAGCGTTATATCTTGAATGTATGGGATAGTGAAGGTGTTCGCTATGAAAAACCTAAACTTAAAATGATGGGAATCGAGGCAGTCAAATCATCAACTCCAGCACCTTGTCGCAAAATGATTAAGGATGCACTGGAATTGATGATGACTGGAACTGAAGATGATGTTATTAACTTTATTGAAACATCTAGGAATTTATTTAATAATCTTTCACCAGAAGAGGTCTCATTCCCAAGAACTGCATCTGATATAACAAAATTTCTTTGTCCATCTTTAATGTATAGGAAAGGAACTCCAATTCACGTTAGGGGAGCAATTTTGTTTAATCATCTTATAAAAGAAAAAAAGTTAGACAAAAAGTATGCAAAAATTCAAAATGGAGAAAAAATTAAATTTTGTTATTTAAAAGTTCCAAACCCAATTAAAGAAAATGTTATATCATATATCCAGGAATTTCCAAAGGAGTTTGGATTGGACAAATACATAGACTATGAGTTACAATTTAATAAATCATTTTTGGATCCAATGAAAACCATTTTGGATTCTATTGGATGGAAAGTAGAAAAAACAGTAAGTTTGGAATCATTTTTTAATTAATGGAATTGCCTATCACTGAAAATGAATTGGATATTATTATCGAAAAGTTGAAAACTTCAAATCCTCAACTTTACGCTAAATTGTGGTCTTATAAAATAAATTGCTTAAAAAAGGAACAAAATAATGGATTTTCTTAAAGATATTGTAAAAGAAATTGGTGGTGAGTATACACAACTTGCCGCAGATATTGACGAAACGGAGACATATGTTGACACAGGTTCGTTTATTTTTAATGCACTGGTTTCAGGTAGTGTACTTGGCGGTGTATCTGGTAATAAGATTACTGCTATTGCTGGAGAGTCTAGTACTGGAAAAACTTTCTTTAGCCTCGCCGTTGTTAAGAATTTTCTTGATAATAATCCCGATGGTTATTGTCTCTATTTTGATACTGAAGCTGCTGTAACTAAATCTTTACTTCAAAGTAGAGGTCTTGATGTAAACAGAATTGTTGTAGTTAATGTTGTGACAATTGAAGAGTTTAGATCAAAGGCTCTTAAAGCAGTTGACCTTTATCTAAAGAAAAAAGAAGCAGAACGTAAACCTTGTATGTTTGTTCTTGATTCTCTCGGAATGCTTTCAACCGAGAAAGAAATTGATGATGCTTTGAATGAAAAGCAAGTTCGTGATATGACGAAATCACAACTTGTCAAAGGTGCATTCCGAATGCTAACCTTGAAGTTGGGTCAAGCAAAAATCCCAATGATTGTCACTAATCATACCTATGACGTAGTTGGTTCTTATGTTCCAACTAAAGAAATGAGTGGTGGTTCTGGTCTTAAGTATGCTGCGTCTACAATCATCTATCTTTCTAAAAAGAAAGAAAAAGATGGAACAGAAGTAGTTGGCAATATTATCAAAGCAACAACTCATAAATCTCGATTGAGTAAAGAGAACAAAACTGTTGAAGTTCGTTTGTTCTATGATGAACGTGGACTTGATAAGTATTACGGTCTTCTTGACCTTGCAGAAAAATATGGAATTTTTGTAAAATCTGGAGTAAGATATCAAGTTCCTGACGGTACTTCTCAATATGGAAAAACTATTATGGAAAATCCAGAAAAGTATTTTACTGGTGAAGTAATGCAAGCATTAGATGAAGCAGCACAAAAAGAATTTTCCTATGGAGGATAATGGAAAAAGTAGAAACTACTATTCTACGGAATCTTCTCTTCAATAACGATTATTGTAGAAAAGTTCTGCCTTTTATTAAAAATGAATATTTTGAAAATTTACACGAGAAAGTAGTTTTTGAAGAAATATGTAAGTTTATTATTTCTTATGAAAAACTTGCTACAAAAGAAGTCCTATTAATTGAAACTGAAAAAAGAACAGACATTACCGAGGACACTTATAAGACTATCTGCGATTATGTTTCAAATCTTCAAGACACTCCAGCAGACGGAAGATGGTTGGAGGATACTACTGAAAAGTGGTGTAGAGATAGGGCAATTTATCTTGCACTTATGGAATCAATTAAAATTGCAGATGGACAAGATGAAAAAAAATCCAGGGATGCTATACCTACAATCCTCCAACAAGCTTTAGCAGTTTCATTTGACAATCATATTGGTCACGACTATCTTAATGACTTTGAAAAAAGATATGAATTTTATCATCAAAAAGAAGATAAAATTCCATTTGATCTAGATTATTTTAATAAAATTACCAAAGGAGGATTGCCCAACAAGACTTTAAATATTGCTCTTGCTGGTACTGGTGTAGGTAAGTCTTTGTTTATGTGTCACGTAGCTGCTTCTGCTCTTTTGCAGGGGAAAAATGTTTTATATATTACCCTTGAAATGGCAGAGGAAAAAATTGCAGAAAGGATTGATGCCAATTTGCTTAATATTAAAATTACTGACATTGAAACATTACCTAAAGTAATGTTTGATACTAAAGTAAATAATATTGCTAAAAAAACTCAAGGAACTCTAATTATTAAAGAGTATCCTACTGCTTCTGCACATAGTGGTCATTTTAAGTCTCTTCTTAATGAACTTTCCTTGAAGAAATCATTTAAACCAGACATCATCTTCATTGATTATCTGAATATTTGTTCTTCAAGTAGGTATAAAAGTAATTTTTCAGTTAATTCTTATTCCTATGTAAAAGCAATTGCAGAAGAACTTCGTGGACTTGCAGTTGAAAGTAATGTTCCCATTGTAAGTGCTACTCAAACTACCAGATCTGGATATGGATCATCAGATCCAGAATTGACAGATACTTCAGAGTCCTTTGGTCTGCCTGCTACTGCTGATCTTATGTTTGCCCTTATTTCTACAGAAGAGTTGGAACAACTTGGGCAAATTATGGTTAAACAACTTAAGAATAGGTATGCAGATCCAACTATGAATAAAAGATTTGTAATTGGAATTGATCGGGCAAAAATGAGACTCTATGATGTTGAACAAAGTG